ACGTATGACTATGAGGAATGATAGTTCCTGGAGGTGTTGATACCACTACGTCGGCACAGATAGCAGCATAGGGTGAACGGGGGTGGAACATTATGCCTTTCTGCATAAGTTCACCACAATTTTTTAGACGTGCGATCTCAAAATCTAATCTTTTGTTAGCAGTAATCTGTGCTTGCTGTTCTATCTGTGTGGTAGCAGCTTGCTTACATAGACGTTGTAATTTTTTATCAAGTGGTAATGAGAAGGTAGCAGAGAGACCTATATTAAAGTTATTATTAGCACTCATATCAGTACGTACTGGTTTTTCCCATACGACTTGACCTGGATTATCTGGTACACCATCAGGACCATCGACATCCATTTCAATTTGCATACTGGCACCATCTTCATAATAACGAACTGGATTATCGTCATCATCGAGCATGATAGATCCATCAGGGTTAGTCTTTACACTATTATCATACCAGTCCTGTTCGATGGTTATATAATCTCCATTGGCATCGGTAAGTTTAGGACCCATCGTACCATCAGCATTATTAGGACCTCTGGCAAAACCGTCATACCAGGGGTAGTTCTTTACAGTAACAGTTTGAGTAGTGGTACGTCCTGTAAAGTCATTGTTATTATATTGCGGTTGCATATAATGTCTTTCAAATGGATCCTTCCATGAGTTACTGTACTGGATATAAGGAGTCGCATTAAAAGTAGGACCTTGACAACTAATTTGGTTGCCATAGGTGTTAGTTATGTAAGGACCTTGGAGCACCTGTATGGCTTGATTGGTCACCGAGCCAGAACTATTGGCGATAGGATTGGCAGTCGCTGAAACACCACCTACACTTTCAGCAAGTGCGGCGGTAGGATTAATGATTCCTAGTAGTGCTAATGCTACTGGGTAAAGACGCTTGTGGTATCTGTTACGCTTTCTATTACGGTAGTTCTTTGTATGATTGTCTGGTTGGTCATACCGGGTCCTTGATATGATTGGGTGAACTGAAATGCTCCCCCATCTTCTGCTATCGTATAACTTCCTGCGGTATCCATATCCAGAGAGTCGAAGGAGCTCGTTAATACGCCAGTTGCTCCGTCTGTTGCTCCGGATGATCCTGTGGTTGGTGTTATTGTTACCGAACTTGAATTGACATCGGGATTGATTGGTTGCCCGTTGTTCTCTATTCCTACCCCTGTTACTGAATACTCCCATCCTGTCCTATAGTCAATTGAATTAATAGTCTCTGTCACGGTTGAGTTTGTTTCCGTGTGTGTGGTCATCGAGCCTTGTGTAAAGTTCGGGACCACGGGAACTGCTCTAGCAGCAGTCCCGTAACTTAATAGCAATATTAAAGGGATTAACCTTTTCATTGTTCCTAGTTGATCTGGATCTCAGTTACGAATTGTGATGTAGCTGAAGTACCAGCACCACCAGCAGTTAAATCAGTAGTGTGTTGACTGGTTACAGAACCATCTAGGTCGGCAACAGTTCCAGCTGCAGTTGATAACTGATCAGAGTATGCTGATACAGCACCTACTGAAGGAGCAGATGTTACTAGAGCATCACCTTGCGTAAATGAAGTCGTGAAGCTGAATGCCTCACCGGGGTCATCTTGTACAGCAGAAATAGTTCCAGGACCATAGACACCGCTACTAATAGCACCAGCACTAACGGTGTTGGCAGTCGTTCCATCAGTTGTGTCTACGTTAGACCCAGAGATGCTATACGAGTTTCCCATTCGTTTCATCTGAGTTGCAGCAGCATTAACTTGGAGTTGAACACTGGATGTCATTCTTGATGTAATATCGGCACGCGCCGCCAAGGGAGTTGCCGCCATCGCTACCATAATGAAAGGAATAATCCTTCTCATATTCTTAAAGATAATATACCGTACATTATTTAGTAAATTTACTTATAAGTATATCTGTACCAGGTTCCACACGATACACCTATATGTAGAGTATCAACTGTCTAAATAAATCAGTTTGTCTGCAAATAAAATGACCTCGCTGATTGATCCTAAAAAATATACCAAGACACTTGACCTATTGAGGTCATTTTTTTTGGCTAAAAATTTCTACGAAGTCCATACTCAGAATAGATTAAGTATCCTTGCTGCTTGTGAAGACCCAGAAACAGTAGCAACTTATAACTACGGTGGAAATATATGGCCACTACCACAGACAGGTCAGATGTGGTTAGAGTATGAACTTCTTAAGAACCCTGAAGCACCTGGTTTCTTTTGTCTATCTACTTCCTATAGAGCAGAACCAAACCCTGTACCAGGTAGACACGAAACTATCTTCCCAATGTTTGAGTTTGAGATGCACGGAGATGTTCATGATCTAAAGGTTATGGAGATAGAACTGTGTGAACATTTAGGTATACCATTAGATCCAGAGAACATTAAAACTTATGGTGAATGGCAAGACAAATATTCTGTACGTGAATTGGATCATGGACACGAGGCAGCCATCGGTAGAGGTATGATTACAGAGTTCCCTGAATGGACATCACCCTTCTGGAATATGTCAAGGAATAATGATGGTACCAGTAGAAAGATTGATGTAATCTTAAATGGTATGGAGACTATTGGTAGTGCTGAACGTAGTACTGATAAAGATCAAATGCGTGACACCTTCTATACTATCTCTGATGGTGGGTATGCACAGATTCTTTATGATAAGTTTGGAAAGGAAAGAGTCGAGAAGGAACTTGATGAATTCCTTAAGTTTGATTTCTTCCCTAGAAGTGGTGGAGGGATAGGAGTTACACGTATCATGCAAGCGATCCCTGACTAGGGGTCTCAATGTAGAGTGGCGAAATAGGTAAACGCGGCAGGTTGTTTCCCTGCTGATCCAACTTTTAGCGAGGGTGGGTCTTCTTGGTTCGATTCCAAGCTCTACAGTTTAGAAAAACCTATTTAGGAACTGGCATAGGGTATTGCCATTTACTTAACATTCCTTTATAATAAATAAATCGGCGGGTAACCGTCCTTACTACCCCTAACCGAGGCCATGGGGATTATGCCTCTCATCTTACAAGTTCAAATCGCACTCTTAAAATGACCACCCTTCAACAGAAGGACAGTGCTCTAATGCGAGGATGGCCCCAGTTTTGTGACTGGGTAACAAGTACGAACAATCGTTTGTATGTTGGCTGGTTCGGAGTCCTAATGATTCCTTGCCTCTTAACTGCCGCCACTTGTTTCATCATCGCGTTTATCGCTGCTCCTCCCGTCGATATCGACGGAATCCGTGAACCAGTTGCTGGTTCACTTCTATACGGTAACAACATCATCTCTGGTGCTGTAGTACCGTCTTCTAATGCTATTGGAATGCACTTCTATCCCATATGGGAAGCTGCTACTCTAGATGAGTGGCTCTACAACGGAGGTCCATACCAGTTAGTAATAATGCACTTCCTTATTGGTATCTGTGCCTACATGGGCCGCCAGTGGGAATTATCATACCGTTTAGGTATGCGTCCATGGATTTGTGTAGCATATAGTGCACCAGTTTCTGCTGCGTTCGCTATCTTCCTCATCTATCCGTTCGGACAAGGATCATTCTCTGACGGAATGCCGTTAGGAATATCAGGAACATTTAACTTCATGTTTGTGTTCCAGGCAGAACATAACATTCTAATGCATCCATTCCATATGATTGGTGTAGCAGGTATGTTTGGAGGTTCACTCTTCTCTGCCATGCACGGTTCTTTGGTTACCAGTTCACTCATTCGTGAGACGACTGAAGTAGAATCACAGAACTACGGTTATAAATTCGGACAAGAAGAAGAGACCTACAACATCGTTGCTGCTCATGGATACTTTGGTAGATTAATCTTCCAGTATGCATCGTTTAACAACAGTCGAAGTCTTCACTTCTTCCTAGCAGTCTTCCCTGTGGTGGCCGTTTGGTTCACTAGTATGGGTATCTGTACGATGGCTTTCAATTTAAATGGTTTTAACTTTAACCAGTCTATCTTAGACAGTTCTGGTAAGGTAGTTCCGACATGGGCAGACGTGCTCAACCGGGCAAACCTAGGAATGGAGGTAATGCATGAGAGAAACGCTCATAACTTCCCGTTAGACTTGGCAGCTGCTGAGACTACAGAAGTTGCACTTGTTGCTCCTGCAATTGGATAAATAATCTCAGTTCGAGATGGATCGGATCCTGCCTAAATTAGGTAGGGTCCTTTTTTATATGGAACTTGATGAGCAACTACAATTAGCCCATCTCTTGCTTCAAGAAAGGAAGTGTAGGGTTTGTGGGGTTGAAAAAAATTTAATAGACGGGTATTATAAGACTCGTAAGAATGTCAGACTTGCCTCTTCATATTCCTATGAATGTAAAGAGTGTACAATTAAAAGAGTCTGTCGGAAACATCGTAAAAAAGACAAGGGACCTATCCTTTGGGACTATCCAGACTGGTAAAGACTAATGCTTCTTCTAATTTCAATAATGTCATTTGCAAACTTTGTATTCTATCCATTGGTGATAGGTACAATCATTGCAGTGATCATAGAACAGATCTTCAGAGCACGAGGTGATGGAGATAATCCTAAGGACGTTAGGAATGTAATGCTTTCTATGGGTGTAAGGAAATATCTTTACAGGCAAGCATGGATCTTTAATGTGATATGGTTTATAGGATATTTTATTCTTATGTTTACTGTAGGGAGACAAGCACCTCAGCAAATGCCTGACCTAATCTGGCAGGGATAAATAAGAAAACGTAAATTTATTATGGCAGATAAACCAATACCAGGAAGTTACATAGACACTCAGGGAATGGGTGGACCTTTATCTCCTGAAGAGGCAAAGAATGCAAAGAAGCAGGAATATAAACCTGCTACTGTTAAACCTAGGAGAATCCTTACTCCTACGGATGTGATGGAGTTAAAGATTCTTATCCATGAAGTATTGGATGAGAGAGAAGGTAAGTTTGACTACACTTCTTACTTTGACACAGAACAATACAAGCATCTTGTAACGGAAGAAGAGCCAGAATATAAAGCAAACTATAAACCAGTATACTATCAATGATCTTGACGTAGGGTAATTTGTAGTGGTATAGTAAGTCTAGTAAAAGATCAACCCTATGAACGTTGTGTCGATTGTTGGACTGTTGATTGTCTTGGCAATTTGTATTGGAGCAGTTTATTTAAAATCTTATGACCCACACTGAACCACCTATTCTTAGAGGAAAAGTAAAATCAGTATATGATGTACCTGGGGAAGCAGATAAAGTAACTATTCAATTTCATGATAAGGTTACTGCCTGGAATGGTAAAGCAGTAGAGTATCCTCCAGAGAAAGGTAAGGTATGTTGTCTCATCTCAGCATTATTGTTTGAGAAGTTAGAGAAATTAAATATTAAAACTCATTATCTTGGTACTAAGGGACTTGATACGTTAGTGTGTAGAAAACTTACTATCGTACCGGTAGAAGTTATTGTTAGAAATATTGCTGCAGGATCTATTGTTAAGACTACAACTCTTACTGAAGGTACTCTTATCCAACCTCCTATAGTGGAGTACTTCCTTAAGGATGATGCAAAGGATGATCCTTTACTTACACATGACCGGGTAAGATTGATGGGTATTGATCCTGAACCTTTGAAGGTACAGGCATTAGAAATTAATTATCAATTACAATCTTTATTTACTCTTATGGGTATGGACTTGGTTGATTTTAAATTAGAGTTTGGATATGATGTTCATGGAGACCTCTATCTTGCCGATGAAATGTCCCCAGATAACATGAGATTGTGGAAGAGAGGTACGAAGGAACGGTTTGATAAAGACTTGTTTCGTAAAGATGAGGGTGATATAGTAGAGGCATACAAATATATACTACAACACCTACGGCAATTTGCTTAATGGAAGACAATCCTTTTTGGGGTGAACCTACACCCACCGATGTCTGGGCAGACATGCAGAAGTTAGATGCTTTATATGAAGAGTTGGAGTGGGACCATAGAGACAAACTTGAATTTACCATTGAAGGTAATCATATAACTATTAGAAATCGTTCGCGGGAAGGTAGATGAGTCATTCTGATTTAGATGCTTTAGATAACTTTCTGGATAAGAAAGAAGAAGATGAAAAAATTGAGTGGGATCTTGAAGATCTAAAGCAAGCCTATATTGATTCTGCTGAACAACAATGGGATAAGTATGCAGGAGGTTAACTGTGAGTGAATTTCAATCAGATGTTGGTAAAGAATATGATGAGGAAGGTAATGAGTTAGATAAGCACGGGTTTAAGGTTAAGAAGTATCCTGATGGTTTAGAGTCAGTTCGCAAGTCAGTAGAGAATTGTGAAATGATGTGTGGATTGGATAAGAATGTGATGATGGATCTTCTTAAAGGTGAATGGGCACAGTACACTACTGCGGATCATAGTGGTAGAACTTCTAAGAAAATTGTGATAGAATACGACATACAATTTCCTAAATAAAATTTTAAAAAAACTATGACCGACCTTAAGAATTTCACGGTTTACTCACGTGAAGGTTGTCCTTACTGCGTTAAAATTGAAGAGGTATTAAAGCTTGCTGAATTAAGGCACGTTATATATAAACTCGATAGGGACTTCGACAGAGATGCTTTCTATCAACAATTCGGTCAAGGGTCTACCTTCCCTCAAGTAGTTTTAAATGGAGACAATCTTGGAGGGTGTACCGAAACAGTACAGTACCTCAAGGAAAATAACTTGGTCTGATGAAAGATGACTTTGACAATGTATATGATTTGGTAGAGCATGCCATAGAGTATGCTTTTGAAGGGAAGATGACTCTGAAGTTTTATGAGTTCTTACAGTATCGTAAGACAACTAAAGCAGAGGCAGATGCTTTCCTTCATAGTTCTACTGCTAAGGAACTTGCTGATGAAGTATTAGAACTCAAAGAGTATATCAAAGGAGGTCGTGATAGTAATCATCAACAATTGCGTGAGGCATATGGACATATTCCTAAACCTCAGGCAAGAAAGATAATGAATTATTTGTATAGTATTCTTGAGGATGCGCGGAGATATAGTCATGACAGAAGACCGGGAAGGCGCGGCAAAGGATCTAAATAATGACAAACCCGAAATCAATAAGGGTGTTGAATTATTGTTACGTAATAGGAGGAGGAAACCAGAAGCACCAAAGACTTTTCAGATAAAGTTTGGCAACATGTTTTCTTTTTTCCGTAGAGAGATTGTGTTCCATTTTAATTTTTATCTGGACATCAGAAAAAAATAATCTCTCTGGAGGAGTACCATGGAAACGACCATAGTAACACTAACGCTGACGACCATTGTTGCGTTCCTTGCATTATTAGTAGGAGGTATGATAGGATGGATGGCAAGACAACATTCTTATGAAACTACACCTCAGATAGTGTACACACACCCAGAGATGTTCGATGAAAACGGACAACTGGTTCCTGATGAAATTGTAGCAGTTCGATTTGAAAACTATGACACAGACACCGAAGAAGACGACGACTAGGAAGCCTAGGGTTTCTAAAGCGAAGGTGAAACTCCCACCTAATCCATTTATGCATGAGATTCTGGAGTTGGTAAGTGACCAAAAGACTAAAGCAAAGAAGGTAGATATTCTTAGAGAGTATAGGGATGATGCTTTAACTGCTATTCTTATTTGGCAATTTGATGATAGCGTTCATTCTGCTATGCCAGAAGGACAGGTTCCTTATAAACCTAATGAAGTTCCTGTTGGTACTGACCACACATCCTTAAGAAGAGAATGGAAAACTCTTTATCATTTCATTAGGGGTGGTAATGATGGACTGAATAACCTTCGTCGTGAGACTATGTTTGTCCAGATGCTTGAAGGACTTCATCCTCAGGAAGCAGAAATCATTTGCTTGGTGAAGGATAAGAGATTGACTGATAAGTATAAGGTTACTTTTGCTCATGTAGAAGAAGCATATCCAGACATCGAATGGGGTGGTCGCTCATGAGCATTAACTCTGGTGGTCAGATGAGAAGAAGAGGAGGTGAGGTTGTGGCAGAGAAAGAAGTTGTAGCAGAGGAAGGAAAGGAAGTGGTGGCAGAATTTAAACCTGCTGATTATTCTTGTGAGGTTCTCTTAGAGAAGACAACCAAGGATAAGGCAGAGGATAAGAAGTTTCCTAGCGATGCTTTTATTGTTACGTATGTTGTTGATGGTAAAGAATGTATGGATGTGACGCGCTCAGGCAAGCAAAGTAATGTTTTTGACCTCTACTATGATAAGTATGGTAAAGACGCATTACAGGCGATTGACTGGGGGTATGGTACAGTAAATCCTTCTCAGTGGGGATACAAGCAACCAGAGAAGAAGAGAAGGAGGAAGAGAGATGGATGATGATCTGATAAAGGCTCAGATCAATTCTCTTATTCGTGATGAAATTCAGGAGGGGATTAATGAGTGGATAGATGAGAAGGAACAGTCAGAGGAGAGTGGATTAGGTTTCGCTCAAAAGACTGTAGGGGAAGAGGGAGATGAGTTGAAGGTTAATATTCCTCAATCAGAAATAGATAAACTTCTTAAAGAATATAAGAAGATTAAAAAGCGTCAGAAGAAATCTAATCTCCATCAAGTTAAGAAGATGGGTCTAGTTGATAAGCATGGGAAACCACTATGAAAATCACACAAAAGATTATTGATGATCTAGAAAAGGCATTGGATATGCGTAAGAAGAATGGAGATCCTGTATGGGATGATGGTGATGAGATTGATGTGTGTGTTGGTGGTACGTTTGCTGCTGACAAATT